AATAAATTTTGAAGGAAAATTTATTGAGGTTTTAGCAAGAAATATTGGAATTAGACGAGCATCTTTTGATTATATTTTGAGTAGTAATCCAGACATAATATGTAAAACACCAAAAATAGAAGATTTAAATAAAACTTCTATGTTTGTTTCTGCAAGAAGAGATGTTCCAATTGAATTGTATACTAAAATATCAACTACAGAAATAAAACCTTTTTTATTACAAAATATTAATTTATTCAATAAAAAACCAAGAGTTATCGATAATAATGGAAATCCTATATGGGATCCAAACGATAGATGGTCTGTGGTAGTTTGTTGTGGAGACTATCAATTAGCGCATAAAGACGTTTGGCACAGTATTAAAGGATTTGAAGAAAGTGCAATTGGAAGATGTTATGCTGATTCCAATTTGATGAAAAAATCAGCATTAAATGGTTATACTTTACAAGAATTAGATATTCCAGTTTTTCATTTAAATCACAACACACCAAAATATATTAAAAATGATAATGAAACACCAAAAAATTGCCAATTAACATATGTTCAAAAATTTGAAGTTACATCAAATAATGATAATTGGGGAATGAGCAATTTTAATTTTAAAGAAGAAATAATTTAAAATGATTGATTTTTATGATTTTAATAATAGTGAACTCTGGAATAATTGTTCAGATTTTCACAAAAAAACTTTATTATGTCCTAATATATTTGGTCATGTTTTGCTTGAAAACAAATCAAATATAAAAAATTTAAATTTAATTGAAAATGTAATCGAAACGGGAACATTTGAAGGTAAAACTTCTATATTTTTTTCTTTGTTATTTAAAAATGTTTACACAATAGAATTGTTTGAAAAATTAAATCCATATTCTGGATTAAATCATGAATTTTTATATGAATCTATAAAAAACAAATATAAAAATATAAATTTTTATTTTGGAAATAGTGGAGAAGTGTTAAAAAATATTTTAAAAGAGAATTCAGAAACACAATTTTTAATTATATTAGATGCACATACATATAATTATAGTCCTATGATTGATGAATTGGATTCAATTCATAAATTTTCCAAAAGAAATGATCATATTATAATAATAGATGATTGTAAATTTTTAGGTTCAAATGGTTACCCAACAATAGAAGAATTGTCAAATAAAATATATGAGATAAATAAAAATTATAAAATTGTAGAAACTAATCATGGGAATAGTATATTTTTAATTTATCCAAAGTAAAAAGTTAAAAGGAAATAATATGGAAAAAGAAAATTATGATATTTTAAGTATAATAAAAAATAAAAATGAATATAAAGGTGAAAATTTAATTCTTGATATTGGTTGTCATAAAGGTGATTTTGTTTTAGGATGTTCAAATTTTTTTGGAAGTAACATTAATATAATTGGGTTTGAACCAGATGAAAATAATTATAAAATTTTAATTGAAAATGTTAAAAATTTTAAAAATTGTAAAATAATAAAAAAAGCAATTTATTATACAGATAAAAAAGAAGCAAAGGTTCTCGGTGTTGGAGACAATAATCCCGGCGGTTATATGGTTGAATTTATCGATTCCGAACATGTTAATAAAAACATGTTTCCAAAATTACATCATTATAATGAACAGGTTTTTTATTTAAGTCAATTAGAAGAATACTGTAATTCTGCATGGTTGATTAAATTAGATTGTGAAGCCAGTGAATGGAATATAATTGAAAATTCATCTGTAGTAAAAAATACAGATCACATAATTTTAGAATTTCACAACCATGATATTAATTATGCATTAATATTTGTGCAAAGGCATTTGCCGAATCATGAAGTTAAATATATAAGTGAAAGACACGTTTATCTAACCAAAAAATAATTTTTATGAAAAAAATAATAGTAACGACGACAATACAACCTCCCACAGAAGCCACAAAAAGATTTGCAAAAAAAGAAGGGTGGCATTTTATAGTGGTTGGAGATACAAAAACACCACATGAAGAATATTTAAAAATTAATTGTGAATATTTAACTCCAGAATTTCAAGAAAAAGAATACAAAGAAATAAGTGACGCAATTGGTTGGCGCACCATTCAAAGAAGAAATATTGGTTTTATTCATGCATACAATCTTGGAGCAGATATAATTGCAACAGTTGATGATGATAATATTCCATATGAATCTTGGGGAGAAAATTTAATAGTTGGAAAGGAAGTAGAAGTTGATATTTTTGATTCTTCAAATATTGGTGTTTTTGACGCATTAAGTGTAACAAATTGTAATGATTTATGGCATAGAGGATTTCCTATAGAAAAATTAAATGTAAAAAATAATGTAACATACTTAGGAAAAAGAAAAATAAAAGTGGATGTACAGGCAGATCTTTGGGATGGTGACCCAGACATTGATGCAATGTGTAGATTGAGTAAAAAACCATTAGTAAAATTTAATATCAATAATCCTTTCATGGGAAATACAATTGCACCATTTAATAGTCAAAATACTTTTTTAACAAGAGAAATGATTAAAAATTATATGGTATTTCCATTTGTTGGAAGAATGGATGACATATGGGGTGCATATGTTTTACAACAAAATACAAATTGTAATGTGGTTTTTAACAAAGCCTCTGTATATCAAGAAAGAAATATACAGGATTTAATTACAAATCTTGAAAAAGAAATAATAGGATATAGAAATACAAATAATCTTTTAAACGGAACATTTAAATTACCAAAAAATGTAGAAGACGTTTATAACTTATATAAAAAATATTTTTAATTTAAATACATGAACTTATCAAGAAGATTTTTTAGAAATGGATAAATTAAGATTTTCTCTATTTTAAATATTTGATTATTCAAATATTTGTCCAGAAGCAGATGTTGTTTTTATTAATAAAAAATGGTTAAATACTTAAACATGGAATATAAGGAATATATTATGAAAAAAGCTTTAGTCTTAGGTGCTGGTGGTTTTATTGGTGGTCATCTTGTTACTCGCCTCAAGAATGAGGGATACTGGGTTCGAGGTGTCGATATAAAGGAACATGAATATAAGAAAACAGACGCTGATGAGTTTTTCTTATTAGATTTACGCCTACCACAAAATGTTAGTAAGGCATTTACATTAAAAAATTTGGATGAAACTTTTGATGAAGTGTATCAGTTAGCCGCTGACATGGGTGGAGCAGGATACATTTTTACTGGCGACCACGATGCTGACGTTATGCATAACTCCGCAACAATTAATTTGAATGTTGCAAATCAAGCAATCAAGTATAAGAAAATGCCTAAAATTTTCTATTCTTCTTCTGCTTGCATGTACCCAGCATACAATCAAGAAGATCCTAACAATCCAAAATGCTCTGAGGATTCGGCTTATCCAGCCGCACCGGACAGTGAGTATGGATGGGAAAAACTATTCAGCGAACGTCTCTATTTGGCTTATAACCGTAATTATGGGCTTCCTGTTAGAATTGGTAGATTCCATAATATCTTTGGTCCTTTTGGTTCTTGGAATAACGGCAAGGAAAAGGCACCAGCAGCAGTTTGCAGAAAAGTTGCATTTTCTGATAACGGAGAAATTGAAATTTGGGGTGATGGAAAGCAAACAAGATCTTTCCTTTATATCGATGAATGCTTAGAAGCAGTTCGTCGTTTTATGGAAAGTGATTTTAGTGGTCCTATGAATATTGGTTCGGAAGAAATGATTTCCATTAATGGTTTGGCAGAATTGGTCATGAAAGTTGGAAATAAACCATTAACAATTAAAAATATTCCAGGACCAGAAGGTGTTCGCGGAAGAAATTCTGACAATACTTTAATGTTTGCTAAGTTGGGGTGGAAACCATCACAATCACTTGAAACTGGAATTAAAAAGACTTATTCTTGGATTAATGGATTTAAAGGTTGACTTTTATAAAATATATGATATTATTTGTTCGTGAAAAATCCAAAGAAAAAAAAGAAAGCATCGGATGCTGATTATGTAAGTAATCAAGATTTACTTGATGCATTAATAGATTATAAGAAGAAAAAAGATGAAGCTGAAGATGCTGGCCGTAAAAAGCCAAAACTTCCAGACTTCATTGGCGAGTGCATTCTCAAGATTGCATCTCGCCTTTCTTATAGACCAAACTTTGCTAATTATCCATACAGAGAAGAGATGGTATCGGATGCAGTATTAAATTGCATAACATACATCGACAACTTTGATCCAGGCAAATCCAGCAGCCCTTTTGGTTACTTAACCCAAATTTGCTGGTTTTCTTTTGTACGCATAATAAACAAAGAAAAACGGGAGAAGTATACCCAATATAAGTTTGCCGAACAGCAGAACGATAAAGACTTTCACGCATGGTTTAATGAAACCTATGCAGGAGTCGATATTGGTCGTAGAGACTTCTTTGGATTGACTGATCTTGACATGGAACGATTTGATGATATGTTGGGTCCAAAAAAGACTAAGCGAAAGCGTAAGTCCAAAAAAGATAGATTAGACGTATGAAAGCAATAATTCTTAACGATTCTCACTTCGGCTACAAAGCCGACTCTGTTGTTGTATTAGAATATTTTCTCAAATTTTTTGAGGAACAATTGTTTCCATACATGAAAGAGAATAATATATACACACTATTTCATTTGGGTGATGTATTTGATCGAAGAAAATATATCAACTTCAAGACCCTGCACGAAGTAAGAAAAAGATTCTTTGAACCTCTTCAGGAAATGGGTGTCAAGTGTATTGCCATTTGTGGAAACCACGATACTTATTTTCGTAACAACAATAATGTAAACTCCCTTGAAGAAATTGCCACTAAATATACAAACTGGGACATCTATAGTGAGCCAACAGAAATTCAAACATCAGCAGGTTGCGTTGCACTTCTTCCCTGGATTAATCCTGAAAATGAAGGTCAGGCGGCAAAGTTCCTTTCGGAGACTACGTGTTCGCTTCTGCTCGGCCATCTTGAACTCTGTGGCTTCCAAAGCATTCGTGGGATATTTATAGAGCAAGGTTATGACCCCAAGCATTTTGATAAGTTTGAATTTGTTCTTACTGGTCATTATCATATTAAGTCTAGCCGTGACAACATACATTATCTCGGCACGCAATACCAAATGGCTTTCTCAGATGTTTGGGAACCAAAGGGCTTCCATACATTCGATTTTGCGACGAGAACGCTTGAATTTATTGAAAATCCAAGAAAGCTTTTCTATACGCTTGATTATAACGAAGACGAACCGGAAAAGTTAGACTATAGTAAGTTTAAGGACTGTTATGTGAAGATCTTCATTAAGAAGAGAACCAAGGCTGCTCCCTTTGAGAAGTACATGGATAAGTTCTACGAGGCTGGTGTTGCTGAATTGGCAGTCACAGAGGAAGTGACAGCCAATGCTGATGTAGTTGCTGTAGATGTTCACAAAGACACCCTAGAACTGTTGCACGAAGAAATTGCAACAATAACCGAGAAGTCTGTAGACAAGAATGTACTTGCCAACATCATAAACACGGCGTATAATTCGGCATTATCAAAGGACGACAATGATTGAGTTTTTAAAGGTTAGATTTAAGAACTTTGGATCGTTTGGAAACAATTTTTCAGAAATCGACTTAAACACCAAGAAGACCACGCTGATCACGGGAACAACTGGACATGGAAAGTCTTTTGCGCTATTGGATTCGTTGTGCTTTGGTTTGTTTGGAAAACCCTTCAGACCCATCAATATCCCGCAATTGGTCAACTCGGTTAATGCGAAACAATGTTTGGTTGAAATTGAATTCAATAAATCCGGGTCGCACTATCTGATCCGCCGTGGTCTCAGCCCCAAAATTTTTGAAATAATCAAGAATGGGGAGATGATTGATCAGCATGCCAAGTCTAAGGATTACCAAGAATATCTTGAAGAACATATCTTAGGATTCGATTATGCAGCCTTTAAACAGGTTGTAATCCTTGGTAAATCCAACTTCATCCCGTTCATGCAATTGACCCCTACAGAGCGCCGTAAGATCATTGAGGGGCTTCTGGAGTTGGATATCCTAGCAGACATGAACGTATATGTCAAAGGCCAACTGGCATCTTTAAAGGTCTCTATTGCAGAGCATCAAAGTTTGTTAAAAATTGCTCATGAAAAAATCAAGTCTCAAAAAGAATTTGTCGAGCAAGTTAAATCAAGCAATGCAAATGACATTAAGGCAATAGATGACAGAATTCAAGAATTTTATTCTGAAATAGACATAGCCACAAAAGAATTGGGTTTCCAATTAAGTGAGCATCTTAAAATTTCCGATTCAATAAAAAGTACAAAGAAAAAGATTGAATCTTTAAAAGATGTTCCTGCTATGCTTGTAAAGGCTGAAACTTTAAAAACAACTCTTCTAGAAGAAATAAAAGCTTTGGAAGAAAATGCAACTTGTAAATGTTGCTTACAAGTTCTTCCCGAAGAACAGAAACAAAAACATTTACAAGAAAAGCGCAAAAAGTCAGAAGAATGCTTTGAAGTACTTAAAGTTGCTAGAAAAAAAGAAACAGAACTTGAAGAACTCAAAAAAGAATATGATAAGTTGATGATTCTGTCAAACACACACAGTAGTGATATAAATGGATTGAATTATCGTATTGGAAATGCTGAGTCTAATATTAAAGTTTTGCAGAAAGACAAAAAGGACAAAGAGGCTGCAAATAATTTGACCTCCCTCCTAAATAGTCTAGAAGAGTCTGAGAAGAAAAAGAATGAAATTGCAACTAAGTTGGAAAGCCTTGTTCAAGACCAAATTCACCATGATGTTGTCTATGATATCCTCAAAGACGGCGGGCTCAAGAGCCGGATCATCAAACATTATGTTCCAATCATCAACGGGTTGGTCAACAAATTCCTCGGAAAACTCAACCTATATGTTGACTTCACAATCGATGAAGAATTCAAGGAAACCATACGATCCAGATACAGAGATGCATTTTCATATTCCTCTTTCTCTGAGGGTGAGAAACAGCGTATCGATCTGGCCATATTGCTGACTTGGCGTGAAATTGCCAAGATGAAGAATAGCCTTAACTGCAATCTATTGATATTTGATGAGATTTTGGATTCATCGTTGGATGCAACAGGCACAGAATCGTTCCTAAAGATCCTAAACAAAATGAAAAACAAGTGTTCGATTTACATTATAAGTCACAAGGCAGATGCCTTAATTGATAAGTTTGATCAAACTTTGCAGTTTGAGAAGAAAAACAATTTTTCTAAGATTAAGACCCAAGTCTAAATATTTGTAAATGTTCAGAGGAAATTTTAAATTTAATAGTGCCAACGGAAATAAATTGATGTATTCCAATGGTGATGTAGTACTCCACCAGGGAAAACTTTATAAATCCCGAGCAACTACACAAAATAGTCCCCTTCAGGCACCAAAAGATTGGGAGTTTATTGCTTTATCAGAGCCTTTTAGGGGTACAAATCCACCAGCAAATCCAAAAGAAAATCAAATTTGGATTTCAGATGATGGTGTCAGTTATGTTTATTTTTATGATGGAAATTCATATCAATGGATTTCTACTTGATTTTGATTTTATTGGAGTTATATTGTAATCATGAATGAAGACAGTTTTGAAAAGTTTACGAATCGTCGCAAGAACAAACCATCGGGCCTAGGTAAGAAGCAGCAGAAGCGCAACAAGCGTGGCAGTCGTCACGAGCAGAAGCAGCAATTGAACGATTCCATTTATCGTAAAGACGAACAGGTTTAAAGAAAGAATATATATGACAACTGTGACTAAAATGCGTCTATCAAAAGACACCTATAACATTCTCAAAAACTTTGCAGCAATCAACTCCAACATTCTTATTCAGCCCGGAAATGTCCTAAAGACTGTTTCGGCTGGTAAGAACATCTATGTTGAGGCTAAGGTATCTGAGGACTTTGATGTTCAGGTTCCAATCTGGGACCTAAACAAGTTCCTAGGGGTCGTTAGCATGTTTAACAACCCTGATCTAGAATTCCACGACAGCCATGTTGTCGTAACCAACGGTCGTTCTAGCGTAACTTATTACTACTCTGAACCCAGTCTATTGACTGTTCCTAAGAGCGAATTGAAGATGCCAAAGACCAAAATCAGTTTTGATCTTGACGAGAAGGATCTGAACGAGATTCTAAAGGCTGCTAGCATTCTTCAGGTTAATGATCTAAAGATGGTTGGCGGTGAAGGCAAGTTCAAGATCATGGTTGATGATTCCAGCCAAAGCACTACCAATAGTTTTGAGATTGTTTTGGATGAGAACTACAGCGGTAGCGATTTTGAAGGTACAATCAATGTATCTGAAATCAAGTTCATTCCCGGTTCGTACACCGTAGAATTGACCGATACAATCATCTCTAAGTTCAAGCACAAGACTCTGGATCTTTCCTACTACATCGCTATCAAGCGAGGTTAATGTGACCGACATCAATAATCTGATCTGGGTCGAAAAGTATCGCCCCAAGACGATATCTGATTGCATTCTTCCTATTGACCTTACCTCCGTATTCAAGGGTATGGTCAAGGAAGGTACCATTCCCAACATGCTCTTCTATGGAACTGCTGGCACAGGTAAGACCACAGTTGCAAGAGCCTTGTCAAAGGATATCGGTGCAGATAGCATTCTTATCAACTGCTCTGAAGAGAGCGGTATTGATACTCTGCGTACAAAGATCCGTAACTATGCATCTACGGTATCTTTGAACGGAGAACTAAAGGTAGTCATTCTGGACGAGTTTGATTACGCCAATGCAAACTCAACCCAGCCCGCTCTTCGTGGATTTATTGAAGAGTTTGCTGCCAACTGCAGATTCATTATTACCTGCAACTACAAGAGCAGAGTAATTGACCCGTTGCATTCTCGTTGCACAGGAATTGATTTTACAATTCCTAACTCCGAGAAGGCTCAGGCCGCAATGAACATTCTCAAGCGCATAGAATTTATTCTAAAGCAAGAGAACATCCCTTATGAGGTTCCTGTTCTTGTCAATCTTATCAAGAAGCATTTCCCTGACATTCGCCGCATTATTAACGAGTTGCAGCGTTATTCTTCTTCTGGTAAGATTGATGTTGGAATCTTGGCACAAGGCAGCAGCGAGTCCTATAAGGAACTCCTAGGCTACATGAAGGGTAAGGATTTTGCATGTTGCCGTAAGTGGGTTGTGCAGAATCTAGATCTCAACACCGCAGAATTCTTCAAGCGCCTGTATACAGAACTATATACAGCACTGAAGCCAAGTTCTATTCCGCAAGCAATCTTGATCATTGCAGAATATCAGTACAAGTCGGCATTTGCAGCAGATCAAGAAATCAATACAATGGCTCTTATTGTCCAACTAATGATGGATTGTGAGTTCAACTGATGAAACTGGGAAATTTTTTATCCAGTATCAATTACGACAAAAAACCTTTGTTGGATACGGACGAATCCGCTACTCGCCTTTATCCAGCGTTTGTCGTTAATCGATGTCTATCATATTTTGTGGACACAATATTTCATGCAAATGAAATGAATTGTGTCCCTTGGTTGGACAATAAGAGCCAGTTTGATTTCCATAGATTGTCTATCCGTAAAAAGAGACGGTTTTCCAATTGGGTTAAGAAGGAAACCGAGGACGATATAGAACTAATAAAACAGGCTTATGGCTATTCAGAACGGAAGGCTATAGAAGTCCTAAATATTATTGGACCGCAGCAAATGGACCAAATAAGAAAGTCCCTCTATAAGGGCGGTACCGATAAGTAAATAAGGATTTTGTCATGTCTGATGCTTCTAAGCGTGTTTTTAATGATGTTGGTGTACATATAAAATTATTTGACGACGAAGACTTCATGGTCGTCAGAGAGACCCTTACAAGAATGGGTGTCTCGCCAAAAGGCAAAAATATATTGTACCAGTCCTGCCACCTTGTTCACAAGGATGGCGTTTATGTCGTTGCACATTTTAAGGAATTATTTGCCCTTGATGGGTTGCCTTCAAACGTGTCAACCGAAGACATTCAGCGTCGAAATGCTATTGTAAAATTGCTAGAAGATTGGGAGTTGCTTGAGGTAATTGATAAAGAAAAGATCAAAGACCAAATGCCACTCACGGGAATGAAGATAATTAAGTATGGAGAGAAAGACAACTGGGAATTGATTCCCAAGTTCAATCCAGGTACTTTGCGTAAATTTTTTAATTCATAAGGATGACTATGTATAATATGACTTTGAGTATGATCGTTAAGAACGAGGAATCTAACATTGTTGGATGCCTAGAATCAGTTTTACCTTACATCGATTACTATGTAATTTGTGATACTGGTTCAACAGACAAAACAAAAGAATTGATTAAGGAATTCTTTGATTCAAAAGGAATCTCCGGTGAAATTCATGATCATGAATGGGAAGACTTTGGAACAAATCGTTCCAAGGCATTAAAACTTTGTCATGAAAAAACTAAGTGGGCATTGATGATCGATGCCGACGATAGAATTACTGGAAAATTTCCAATTGATAAACTAGATGATAAAATTGACGGATATGCTGTCAACATTAAAAGAGGTCCATTTGTTTGGGCAAGAGCGCAAGTATTCAATCTAGGTAAAAAACTTTGGTGGTACGAAGAGCCTCTGCATGAATATGCAGTTTGCGAACAACCAATGCAAGTTGCAAAACTTGAAGGTGATTATGGTTGGGATGTTCGTACAGAAGGTTGCAGATCAAAACAATTTAATGATGATGTTGCAAAATACAAAAATGATTATGAAATATTGAAAAAATATCTGGATAAAGATCCAAATCAACCAAGAAAACAATTTTATGCTGCACAATCCGCATTTGATTCAAGAATGTATGATATAGCAGAGCAAGAATATTTGAAACGAGTTGAATTGGGAAGTTGGGAAGAAGAGATCTTTTTCTCTTGGATGAGAGTTGGAATTTGCAGAGAATTGCAACAAAAACCATTACCAGAAGTTATCGATGCTTTCATGCGAGCATACGAGATCAAACCAAATAGAGTAGAGCCTCTATATCATATGTCATGCATTTACAGAGCACATGATAGACCAAAAAATGCATTCTTGATGGCCGCTCAGGGATTGGGAATTCCAATTCCAACTACAGAAATTTTATTCGTAGATACTGCAAATTATCTATGGGGAATTTTAGATGAAATTGCCACCACAGCATTCTATGCTGGAAGAATACATATGGGTCTTGCTGCATGTGAAAAATTGCTATCAGAAAAACATCTTCCAGAAGAACAGAGAGAACGTGTAACAAATAATAGAAACGCTTATTTAAATGCAGTTCAGCAGATGCAGATGCAGGCAAATGGGAATCATATGCAACAAATGCAGAATGTAAAAGAAGCTGCTGAAAAAATTGCAAATCAAGCAAAAAAGACAACTTTAGACATAGATCCAAAAAAATTAGTAGTAAAACTTTAAATCATTAGTAGCCTAAATATTTGAAATGGCTATTAACTCTGATTTAACCTATGTAAAAGGCGATACAGTTAGACTAACAGCATACCTAACAGGTACAACTGGAGCACCTTTAAACTTAACTGGATGCACTCTAAGTGCTCAATTAAGAAAAGGGTATTATCCTTCAACATTGGTAGTTTCATATCAGACATATATTTCGTCTGGTATGACTCTTGCCAGTGTTTATGGATTTACTGGAGGGTTGGCCGCTTCTGCCACCGGAGGTACTGCATATTTGGTATTTGGCTCTACTTACATGAATCGATTAAGTCCGAACACAACTGCAAAATATGATTTACAATTATATGATCCAATTACAAAAGATATAATAACTTTAGTAAGAGGAAGTATAGAAGTTTTGCCTGAGGTAACATATCTATAATGACAAGTTATAATGTAAACATCTCACCTACAGTATTTGGTGGAAGTTTAAGTCCACAGCAAGTTGGTACACAGGGACCTGTTGGTCCTATAGGAGTTACTGGACCAAGGGGAAGTACTGGTTCTACCGGTCCCCGTGGCCCTACTGGATCTACTGGACCAGATCCAAGTGTAGATTTTGCCAGAGAAGCAACATTGATTTCAATGTTGGCAACTTTAACATCTTTAAGTACAACTGTTTCTAATCTATCTGAAATACAACAATCCTTGACATACATTGGTGGAATGACTTGGCGCAATGAATTAAGATCACAGTAATGTTTATTTTAAATTATAATCCAAAAATTCACGATATATTTTTATATGACGAAACTAATTCAGGGTATCCAGTTGGATTGAATCCAGGCCACCCATTATATGGTTATAAAAAATCTTTAATGGCTATTGGTGCAAGAAGCAGAACATACTCGGAATATCAAAAAAATCCAGATTATCCAAACGGTCCACCGGCAGGGACTTCTTTAAAACAGTATCCAAATTATTATAACAATAATCAAGTTTTATCTTGGTGGATAAGTGAGGATACTTTAGGATCGTCTGTTCATTATACTCCAACAAAACCATCAGATAGCCCACAAACTCCACCAGTAAGCAAAAAAACTACATTACAAGATTCAAGAACATTAAAATTTTGGGAAAATTTAAATTTTTCTTCTTTTGAAGATTATACAAATTTTTATAATATATACACACACGTTCCTTCAAATTTAGTAAGAACTACAAATATTGATTCTAGATATTTTTCAGGATCACCAGAGATACCGGGATTTGCTACAGGATCAACTTTTTATCAAGTTTCAAATAAGGATTATGGTTTCTTACATTTAATTTCTGGTGCTTATAAAAATACAAATTATTTAAAAACTATTTCTTTAGCAAGTTTAATGAGATCAAAGGGAATAAATATAAAATTAGAGACCGAATATTATTTGTATAATGATTGTTATCTTTGGGATGGTCAAGACAGAGTAATACCTGTATCTTTAAAAATTTTATTTGATGGTGATTATTTAACACAAACTGTAATTGTCTTTAGTGATGTAATTCAAAAAGTATGGGATGGAGATTCGTCTGGACTGCTTTTATATGCTGATGGAAATGATCTATTTTCGATAGGACATATTTTATCATTTTCAGTTGAAAACGGAAATATAATTGTTAATTGTGTATTACACAACAATGAAAAATATCCAGTTTTAAATTATCTTGTAAATAATAATTTAGTTGGATCAAATTATATTGTATCCAAATCTACAGAAACTGTAGGTGCATCTTCTGGTGGGATCACCGCATTGAATACATCTTTATCAAATGCTCTCACCATTGCTAATAATAAATTGGCTGAATTGATTGCTACCCCACCAATATAAATAAATATATGAGTTACGCACAAGGACCAATACAACCAAGATTAAATACTACAGTTGCTGCATTGCCGTATATTAATACAACTGCAAATGGAACGACATGTGCTTTAGGAGCATATGAAATTTCTATGTCGGCGCCTTATGCTATATTTGGCTTAACTGCAGATTCTTTCTGCAAATTATATGCAACAAATTATTTTGGTACACAAGCACTACAAGCAAAAAATACTATTTCAGGATTTTATCCAGACTTTTATATTGCATCTCCAACAGAAGTCAGAAGTACTTGGACATCATTTAATAATATTACTTTATCTGGTAGCTCAGATGTAAAATATGAAGTTATATATGTCTTTTATACTAGCGTTACGGCAAATCTTGATATTGATGGACAACCAGTTGAAACAAATGTTGTTACTGATGCACAATTAAAAATTGAAATAAAGAGTGGCGGAGATATTGTTGCTGGAGTCGGATATTATAGAAAATTAGGAAACATTATTACATAAAATGTTTTTTGGCCGGAATAAAAATTCTCTTAAATTAATAAAGCAACACCCAGAATTGCTGATGGGTGGTACTTATCATATAACAGACCCAAACCCAAATGCAAAAACAATAAAAATTGGTTCTGGCATTACTGAACTTTATGTTCGTAATGATGATGGTGAAGTATATCTTATAGAAGGAAACGCCACAAAAATTAAAGAAATGTTCCAAGCAGTATTGCTGTTCGAGAACATGGAGGGGGAGATTTATAAGTTAAAGAGACCAGTTGGATCATTGCTTCAAAATGTTCTATTGAAAGAGGTTAACGCCCTTACAGCAGATGAAAAGGTTTATGTCGGAAACGGAATCACTGAGCGTTACTTTATAGAAAAATCAAACAATAGAGTAATCAAGTTTATTGGAAACTCTACTCAAATTAAAAATCTCGTAGAAAAAGTAGAACTACCAAAACCAGTTGTTCCAGCGCCAGTAGTAAAAATTATTGAAAAACCTGTAGTACAATTACAGGAAAAAATAATTATAAAAGAGACCACGCCAGTTGTTGGAGCGCAAGGTCTTCGTGGCGAAAAAGGTGAACAAGGACCGCAAGGTGTGCGCGGACCAATGGGGCCAGAGGGACCCAAAGGTGAAATAGGTCTCCAAGGTGAACGCGGCGAGCAAGGCCCACAAGGGCCCAAAGGCGATCACGGCGAACCCGGTTTACAGGGCATCCGGGGCCCGAAGGGAGACAAAGGTGATAAGGGAGATCAAGGAGATGTTGGTCCACAAGGTCCTATCGGCCCTCAAGGCCCTCAAGGAGAACAGGGAGAAAAGGGCGAAGCGGGAAGCCCGGGCGCGGCTGGCCCGCAAGGTCCGATGGGCTCTAGAGGAGATGAAGGCCCGCAAGGTCCTCAAGGACCGCAAGGATTAAGAGGCCCTGTTGGACCACAGGGTCCACAGGGAATTCAAGGCCCGCAAGGTGAAATGGGACCACAAGGTCCCTCAGGTGTGTCTCCTGTAGTAGAAGCACAATATCCTCTAATTTTAGAGGATGGAATTTTATCATTTGATTCTGAAAAAGTATCAAGTGTTCTTGATAAATTCAAAAATAATGAAATTCAAAAAGCCATAAATCAAATGGCCCAAATGACAACCCCAGCAGGTGGTGGTGCTGTAGATGTTGCACTAAATGGCGACAAGAAAATAAGATCTGTAAACACCATGAATTTTATTGGTGATAATATTACAATCACCAGAAGAAGAAAAAATGTAGATATTTCTATAAGTGGCGGTGGTGGCGGGGCTTCTGGTGTTTCAAAAATTATAGCAGGAACTGGAATAACAGTAAGTCCTGCTGGTGGTACAGGAAATGTTACTGTAACATCAAACTTAACAGTAAAATCAGTTGAAGGTTCTTTGCAGTTTGCAAATTCAGAAATAGATGATTTGTCTGCCAACGTAGCTTTAAAACTAGATCCGGCTTCTTCTGATCTATATGTTCCAAAAGGTTTAAAGTTAAATAGCACTTCATCATATTCAGATTCTTTTATCGAATTTTCTGATGGAACTACACAATCATCTGCTGCATTAAAATTTACTTATAATACAAATCCTCCTGTCGGCGCAACTATGGGCGACCGTTGGATGGATTCTGACAATGGTATTGAATACGTTTACATAAACGATGGAAATTCAAGTCAGTGGATTCAGCCAACAAATACATCACAAAGTTCATCCACGTCTGTATCAATTCTTGCAACAACTGGTGTCACTGGAGCCACCTACGCAGCTTTAGCATCAGACTATTATATTGGAGTAAGTTATGCTGGTCCGGTAACAATTACTTTACCAACAAATCCAGAAACAGGAAGAGAAATTGTAGTCAAGGATGAATCGGGGAATGCAGGAAACGGAATCAATCGTCAAATAACGATTGTCGGAGCCACAGCATCTCAAAAAATTGACAATCAAAGTTCAGCAATAATTAATCTAGACAATGCCGGGTTACATTTCATTTACAGAAATGGATGGAGAATAATATAATGTCATACCTATTTAACGATCTTGTGGGATTCAAAGGAAATGTTGTAGATGCTTTCAATCGTCTAAAGGTTAGCAATCCCTTTACCTTATTTGATAGTCAGCAAAGATATGTAATTAGCGATAAATGGAATTACATTGGAGTAAGTGGAGGTACATACACCTTTAATCCAGTAGAAAGCACGGTATCTTTAATCGCAGGGACTACAAACGGATCTAAAATGTATGTGGAAACTAAAAGAGTGTTTCCATACCAGCCGGGAAAATCTTTGACTATTGTTGATTCGTTTGCAATGGCCCAACCAAAAAGTGGATTGCGCCAAAGGGTTGGTTATTTTGGAATAACTGGCGGTGTTACATCTGGAACGCCATATAACGGAGTATATCTACAGCAAGATGGATTGACGTTGTCAGTTTGCTTGACATCTGCTTCACTCGGAACCACACAAACAATAACACAATCAAATTGGAATGGTGATAAATTTGATGGAACTGGCGATTCTGGTGTTACGATAGATGTAACAAAAGGAAATATTTTTTGGCTAGACGTTGAATGGTTAGGTGTTGGTGATGTCCGCACTGGATTCTTTATAGATGGAAGACCAGTTGTGGCACACACATTCTACAATACAAATAAAAATTCAACAACCTATATGACAACTGCGTGTTTGCCTTTGCGATACGAGATTGAAAATACTGCTGGTCAAACAGGCAGCAGTACCATGAGACAAATTTGCTCAACGATCTTGTCTGAAGGTGGATATGAGGGTTTCAGCAGAAGATACAACGTAACCCACAGTGGAACTACACCCCATACTTTAACAACAGCAGGAACTCAATATCCACTGGTTGCAATACGATTGGCCCCCGATAGATTGGATAGTATTATTGTACCGTCAAATATTAGTGTGGCAATAGAGCCGGGAACAAATAACAAACCATTAGTAGTGCAATATAGAATTTTATTGAATCCAACTTTAACGGGAGGCGCGTGGCAAACACATTTCAATGGAAATGTTCAATATAATATTACGGCTACGGGTGTTACCGGTGGAACTGATATTATCGGCGAATATATAAGTAGCAGCGGAACTTTGGAAGTATCTAGCATAAATGATTTCAATTTTCAATTAGGAAGAACTCAACTGGGAGTAAGCGATACATTTGTTCTCGTACTGGTTCCTACGGAAAATGGCACAGAAGGTTATACAGATCTTTCATGGTTCGAAATCATATAAATATTAAGACATGCCATTAGATTTTCCAACATCTCCAGGACCGAACGAAATTTATACCTTTGGTGGTCGTTCGTGGATTTGGAACGGAATCGCGTGGGATGTTTATAGCACCGCTGGAGCAACTGGTCCTCAAGGAAACACTGGTGCCACTGGAGCAACTGGTCCTCAAGGAAACACTGGTGCCACAGGAGCAACAGGAGCAACTGGTCCTCAAGGAAACACTGGAGCAACAGGAGCAACTGGTCCTCAAGGAAACACCGGAGCAACTGGTGCAACTGGTCCTCAGGGAAACACTGGAGCAACTGGACCCGTAGGTGATTATGTCATTTCAATTCGTGGTCTAACTGGAACTGTTGGTTTGACCAACGGTTCTGGAATAGGTCTATCAGTTTCTGGAAACACTCTGACTGTTTCGAATACTGGGGTACTGAGTATTGATGGATCTACTGGTTCTATTACGAATGTTGCTAAAACAAATGTTAATAATAATTTTAGTGCTCCACAAACAATTTCTGCGTTTGGAGCAATATTCGAAATTGATGACACTTTAAATAGTGCGGGAGTTACGATTGATCCTTTGGCAAATACAATTTCATGGAGAAATGGGTTACTTACAGCAGTACTTGATTTTAATCCCTCACCTATAGCTTTCCCCGACTCCGCTAGAGTTGCAACTCTGCCAGATTTTTCAACAGTTCTTGCAGGTCTTTCTGGAACCCAAACATTTGGTGGGGAAAAGACCTTTAATGCTCTTACTACTTTCAATGCAGGCATCAATGCTTCTGGAGGAATCTTCAGCGCACTTACACGATTCACTGCGGGGATTAGTGCTGCTGGTGGTGTAACTTTTGCAGGAACCTTACAAGGAACAACCGCAAACTTTACAGGACTAGTATCTTCTACTGTTGGGTTCTCTGGATCAGGAACCAATCTTACTAATATTGTTAAAACTATAAATGGTCTTTCTGGTGGTATAACTCTCGCAGCAGGAACAAATATCACACTAGTTCCATCCGGTAATACAATTACAATTTCTTCTTCTGGTGGTGGGGGAGTAGATGAAGCATTCGTAATCGCTATGGCAACCGTACTATAAATATAGGGGATATTAAA